AAGGAGGACTGCTTCCACCGGGTGTATCCGTCGGCGACGGGGGCGCATCAGGTGGTCGTGCAGAAATGCGCGGGCGTGCAGAATGGGTCGAGCAAGAGCCTGGTCGTGGTGGATGACCGGCTGTATTACAAATCGCGGATGGGCGTTTGCGTGTACGACGGGAGTCTGCCGCAGGAGATCGGCAGCTGCTTCGGGACGAAGCTCTACTACAACGCCGTGGCCGGCGGCGCCAGAGGGAAGTACTTCATCAGCATGGAGGATGAAGGTCATAACTGGTCGCTGTTCGTTTACGACACCCGCAAGGGGTTATGGCACAGGGAGGACGATACCCACGCGGCGGACTTCGCCAGGGTGGACGATGAGCTGTATTTTCTCGAGAATGGAACGCTCAGGACTGTCTATGGCTCGGTCGGGACGCTGGAAGACAGTGTGCAGTGGATGGCGGAGACGGGGATCATGACGTATGGGCTGGTCGGGAAAAAGTATGTGTCCCGGATCAATCTGCGGATGCAGCTGCCGAAGGGTTCCTCGGTCGACTTCTGGGTGCAGTACGATTCCGATGGCGTCTGGAGGCACTGCGGGCATATCGAGGGGCGAGGCCTCAGGACCTTCCTGCTGCCCATCCGCCCGGCCCGGTGCGACCACCTGAAGTTCCGGCTGACGGGGAAGGGCGAGATGAAGCTGTTCAGTCTGGCGCGAGTCCTGGAGGCAGGAAGCGATGCGTAAGACGGGAGGTGCAACATGGGTAGTCTGACACTTGCATACCCGTCGATCGCGGGGAAGACGACGCAGGAGCAGCTGGAGAGCATGCGGCGGTATCTGTGCAGCGTGACGGAGCAGCTGAATCTCGCCGACTGGTCGGCGAAGGCGACGCTGACGGAGATCTCGCAGGCCATCGACGCGGACAACCTCTCCGAGGCGGAGAAAAAAACGACGCTCTCCGGCTACGGGGCGCTGAAAGCGCTCATCATCAAGACGGCGGACTTCGCCGCGGCGAACTCGGAGACGTGGTCGACGAAGCTGTCCGGCAGCTATGTGGCCATCTCGGACTTCGGCAAGTATCTCGAGAAGACACAGCTGACGATCGAGGGAAACTCGGTCGGCATCAAACAGCTGTATGACTACACGGCGGGCGTCAACAACCAGTTTTCCGTCAATTCGCAGCAGTACATCAAGACGGGGCTGCTGTACTACAAGGACGCCGTGCCGGTCTACGGCGTGGGCGTGGGGAACATCGAGACGACGGTGACGGACGGCGGCGAACGGGTCATCGACCAGAAGAAGAACGAGCTGGTGACGGTGACGCCGGACCGGGTGAGCTTCTGGCAGGACGGGCAGGAGGTCGCGTATCTCAGCAATAAAAAACTCCACTTCCCGTCCGGGACGCTGGAGGCGGCGGGGGCGGTGCTGTCCGGGACGATCACGGCGGCAGCCGACTCGACGTTCGGGCCGTGGACGATCTCGGAAAGCAGCATTTACCGCACGGCCAATGAATTTGGGGGCAGCGCGAGCATGTACTTCGGCACGAGCGGGCTTTCCATCAAGGACAAATTCAAGGTCGACGCGAACGGCAAGCTGACGTGCACGGGGGCTGAGATCGGCGGAACGATCAACGCGACGGATCTGAAGCTAGACGGTACGAGCATCCAGACAAAGCTCAAGCAGATCATGGATGAGATCAACATCATCAGCAACGGTCTTGAGATCGCGGGCACAAACTTCTCGAACGGCACGATCAGCGGCGCGGAGGGCAGTCTGCAGTTTACGTCCTCCAGCTCAGCAGCCTATGCGGTCGACCTGTCGGGTCCGGCGGTGCGTGTGCGGTCGACGAGCGGTGATGTGTATCTGCAGAACGCGGCTGGGACAGCCAGTATGCAGATAAAATCGGACGGGAGTATCCGGTTTATCGCTTCCGGCGGCGTAAGCGGCATTACGCCAGTGTTCGGATAAGGGGGCTGGCTGAATGGCAACGCTGTCCGGCGCATCGGGTACGCCGACAAGTATCACGCTGACGGTATCCGGTATGTCGTCAACGACGAAGTACAAACGGAAATATGAATATATCCTTGCGGGACAGGTCATGGCGACGGTGACGGACTCGACTGCGGGCACGACAACGGCCCACCGGGTCATTACTGGTCTGACACCGGACACGCTGTATATCTGCCGCGTGCGGATCTACAACAGCAGCACGGGGGCGCTTGTCGCCGAGACAAACTCCATCAGCGTGCGGACGCTGGCACAGTCGACCTCGCAGGCGACGGTCAGCATTCTAAACTTCCTGGATAACCTGACGCAGCTGGCGAGCGGGTCTTTCAAAGGCGATATCGGAGATACGTTTTACATTTCGGCCGCGGGCACGCAGTATCAGACGTACTCGCAGCAGTATCATTTCCTGTACTTCCGGCTCTCGTCGCAGAACTACAACACGGAGCATGGAGCGAACTACCCGATCCCCATCCAGGAAGGGCAGACCGTAAAGGTCTACTACCAGAGCAAGACCACGACGATTCCGATCTACAACTACCTGGACGGGCAGCACACGCTGGCAGACGGGTCCGTCTCCGGCACGATCGGCAATTCGTTCTTCCTGTCCATGTCCGGCACGCAGTACCAGACGTATTCGCAGGAGTATGAATTCCAGTATTTCAGGCTCGCGTCGGAAGGGTATGCGACAAATCACGCGGCGACGGAGACAATCCCCATTACGAGCGGGCAAGCCGTGCGCGTGTACTACAAGACGAAGATCACGGCAGTCGCACCATACATCAGCGGGGTAACGCTGACGAAGAACACGGCGATGGTCACGTGGGACAAAAACGGAGGCGGGTACGGAAGCTGGACGCTCTACTGGGGAAAGACGAGCTATACGGCGATCGGATCGCAGTCGATAGGAAGCTCGCCGGTGACGGTCTCGGGGCTGGAACCGGGCACGACGTATTATTTCTGGATCGTCAACAAGGCCGGGACGGACTCGAAGACGTCCAACACCGTATCCGGCAAGACGAAGGCACAGATCGCGGTCTTCGCGTGGACGAGCGACGATGCGTCGTATATCGCGGCGGGGAAGGCCGTGACATACCTGACGGCGGCGAGCTGGAACCGGATGACGGCGAAGATCAACGAGGTCCGGGCCGCCAGAGGCTACGGGAGCATTTCCTTCACGACGGCCTACGCCGGGCAGACGATCACGGCGGCCATCTACAACGAGGCGGCAAACGCCATCGGGAATCTGGCAGGCGCGGGAAGCGTCAGCACGGTATCTGCAGAGACGAAGCTGGAAGCGACGTACTTTGCAAACAGCTATTCTGCGCTCAAGGAAGCGCTCAACCGGGCAATCAGCAGTTATAACGGATAGGAGGAGCTATGAATATCACAAAAGCAGTGGTACAGCTGCGGAGGCGGCTGATCGAGGCCATCAACGAGGCGGGGCTGCCGCCGGTCATCGTGGGATTTGTGCTGGACGGGATCCAGAACGAAGTGGCAAGACTCACGGCGGAAGACCTGCGGAAGGAGGAAGCGGACAATGCAGACAGAGCAGATGCAGACGACCATGCAGAATGACACGGCGAGCGGGCTGACGGCGCGAAAGGCCATCGGCGAAGAGCAGGCCAGAAAGGCCATGGACACGCTGCAGAAATACCGGCAGGGCAAGAGCGCGCTGGAGGCGCGGGTTATTGCGTCGGAGGACTGGTGGCGCATGCGCAGCTGGCAGCGGATCCAGAAGGGAAACCCGGAGGATGACAAGTGGACGTCGGCGTGGCTCTTCAACGTCATCATGGGCAAGCACGCGGACGCGATCGCGGCCTATCCGGCCCCGGCCATCCGCCCGCGGGAACCGGACGACCGGGAGGAGGCAGCGAAGCTTTCCTCGGTGCTGCCGGTCATTCTGGAACAGAACGACTTCGAAGAGGTCTATTCGGACAGCCAGTGGACGAAGCTCAAGCAGGGCACGCTCATTTGGCACGTGAAGTGGGATTCTTCGAAGCTGAACGGCCTTGGGGATATCTCGGTGCAGCCGGTAGATATTCTGTCTTTCTTCTGGGAGCCGGGCGTCCGGGATCTGCAGAAGTCGAAGAACATCTTCCTGACGGAGATGGTGGACAACGATCTGCTGCTCGCGAAATACCCGGAGCTGCAGGGAAAGCTCAACTCCAATCCGCAGATCCAGCAGAAGTACAACACGGACGACGTCATCAATTTTGACAACAAGTCGATGGTGGTGGACTGGTATTACAAGAAATATCAGAACGGACGGCAGGTGCTGCACTTTGCGAAGCTGGTGGGCGACACCATCCTGCAGGCGACGGAGAACGACACAGAGCAGCGGTATGACACGATGACCATGCCGGACGGCAGCATCGTGCAGCAGCCGGTCGGAAAGCCAATGGCGGAGACGGGCTTGTATGACGACGGGGAATACCCGTTCGTGGTCGACGCGCTGTTCCCGGTGGAGGGGAGCATAGCGGGATACGGATATATCGACATCGGCAAGTCGACGCAGGAGCAGATCGACCGGATGAACCAGGCGATCGTGAAGAACGCGATCATGACGACGACGCCTCGGTGGTTCAAGCGGTCGGACGGGTCGGTCAATGAGCAGGAATTCGCGGACTGGACGAAGCCGTTTGTACATGTGGACGGGAATCTGGGGCAGGACAGTCTGGTTCCGATCCAGGTGAACATGCTCAACAGCAATTACATTGCGATCTTGCAGAACAAAATTGAGGAGCTCAAGTGGACGACGGGAAACACGGACGTCAACAACGGCGCGACAAACTCCGGCGTGACGGCGGCCTCGGCCATTGCAGCGCTGCAGGAGGCGTCAGGCCGGAGCAGCAAGGACTCCACAAAGTCGGCTTACCGGGCCTACGCGCGGATGATCCGGATGGTCATTGAGCGCATCCGGCAGTTCTATGATCTGCCGCGGCAGTTCCGGATCATCGGGCAGCGCGGGGCAGAGCAGTTCGTACAGTACAGCAATCAGGGTTTGCAGCCGCAAACGCTCTACGGCGCGAATGGACAGCCGGACGGGCTGCGGAAACCGGTCTTCGACATTGAGGTCTCGGCGCAGAAGGCAAGCGAGTACGCGTCCATGGCGCAGAACGAGCTGGCGCTGCAGTTCTTCCAGCTGGGGTTCTTCAACCCACAGATGGTGGACCAGACGCTTGCAACGCTGGACATGATGGACTTTGACGGGAAGGACTCAATCATCCAGAAGGTCCAGGAGAACGCGGACCTGCAGCAGCGGCTGGTCGAGTGGCAGCAGCTGGCGCTGGCGTTGGCAGACCGGTACGATCCGGTCATGGGTGAGGGGCTGGCGCAGCAGATCCTGCAGGAGGGCGGACAGGCAGTCCCGCAGGCGAGCGCCGCGGCAGCGGAGAAGCCGGAGATCAACACAGGCGAGACGCAGGAGCCGAAGATCGTGGAGAATGCGCGCAAAAAGTCGGAAGAAAGCACGCAGCCGGGATAAGAACCGACGCTTGCGGCGGCCCGTCCTGGCGGGATTATTTCTGCCGCGGCGTGGGGTGAAGTTGGGGAAAGTTTGTGATACGATGATTTTAGAATAAACGCCAGAAAGGAATTTACAGCATGGAAGGCGAATTCACGGGCGCAAGCGCTCAGACCATGGGCGCAGCTGACGTCGCCGGTCAGCAGAGCGGGCAGGAGGCAGCCGCACAGGCGCAGGTGCAGCAGCAGCCGGTCAACGTCCCCGACGCTCAGGGACAGGGTACACAGGAAGAAACGTTCGACAGTCTGATCCGGGGCCGCTACAAGCAGGACTTTGATTCTGCGGTGCAGAAGGTCGTAAAGCAGCGCGTGCGCGGGCTGAACCAGTACAAGGGGCAGGCCGAGGCGATGGCGCCGATCATTGACCAGCTGGGCGCGCTCTATGGGATCGACACGTCGGACCCGCGGAAGACGGACTTCGCAGCACTGGCACAGCGCTTTTCCGCTGACGAGCGGCTTTATAGCGCGGAGGCCATGGAAAAGGGCATGTCGGCGGACGCCCTCAAAAAGGAGTACGCCGGCAGGGCCGAGAATACGGCCATGCGGCGGCAGCTGCAGGAGTACCAGATGCGAGAAGCCTTTGCCGGGATCCAGGCAGACTTTGCCCGGGATGTGACGGCGCGGTACGGCGCGGACTTTGAGACCGAGATGCAGAACCCGGATTTTGCGCGGCTCATGGGCGCGGGCGTTCCGCCGAAGACGGCCTATGAGGTCATCCACCAGCAGGAGATCGCACAGGCACAGGCGCAGCTGGTGGCGAACCAGGCGCGGGAGAACGTCATGCGGACCATCCAGGCGCAGGGCGCGCGGCCGCAGGAGATCGGCTCCGGCGCTGCGGGCGGAGAGAACGTCCCGATGAAAACACACTGGTCACGCGCGGAGGTGGAGGACATGCGCCGCCGCGCGGCAAGAGGGGAACGAGTGATCCCCTGAGAAAGGAGATAAGAAGCTATGTTTGAATCCAAAGTCGGATTTCAGTATTTTGCTGACGCCGGTACGCTCGTCAACGCGACCGGCAACTACGTAAACGCAGGCACCGGCCAGACGACCGCATTCAGCGGCAACGACACGCTCGCGCCGACCATGAAGACGTTCTACGACACGCAGCTGCTCGAGAACGCACGGCCGAACCTCGTGCATGCGCAGCTGGCAGGCCGTCAGGCGCTGCCGCGCAACCACGGCAAGACCGTCGAGTGGCGCAAGTGGAACACGCTGAAGGACGCGGAGGAGCTGACCGAAGGCGTCATCCCGACCGGCCAGAAGATGGGCCAGACCAGCACGACCGGCGCGATCAAGCAGATCGGCCTGTACGTGACGGTCTCCGACCAGCTGGAGCTGCATGCGCTGGACAACGTCATCCTGGGTGCGACCGAAGAACTCGGCGCTTCCGCCGGCACGTCCATCGACAAGCGCGTGCGCGACGCGGTCGTGGCAGGCTCGAACGTGCAGTACTGCGACAAGGTCGCAGCGGGCGGCGCGCATACGGCAGTCACCAGCCGCGCAGGCCTCGACCTGACGGCGAAGCTGACGCCGGACGAGGTCAACAAGGCCGTGACGACGCTGAAGAAGATGAAGGCTCCGAAGATCGACGGCAAGTATGTCGCGATCATCCATCCGTCGGTCGCATACGACCTGCGGTCCTCGGACGCATGGGTCGAGGCGCACAAGTATGCAGACGTCACGCCGCTGTTCTCGGGTGAGATCGGCGAGCTGCACGGCGTCCGGTTTGTCGAGACGACGGAAGCGAAGATCTTCAACAACTCGACCTGCCCGGTCAAGACTGCAGCGGCTGACGGAAACCCGGCGGTCTACTACAGCGTGTACGCGACGCTGTTCCTCGGCAAGGACGCATACAAGATGATCGACCCGGAGGGAGGCAATCTTGAGATGATCGTCAAGGGTAAGGACGAGATCGGCGGCCCGCTGAACCAGTTCTCGACCGTCGGCTACAAGGCCGAGATGGCGGCGAAGCTGCTGTACGAGGACCGCATGGTCCGCGTGGAGAGCTGCAGCGCATACTCCGGCACGGACGAGGCGAACTGAGAAAGGAGCACATAGCATGGCAACGAAAGAGACCGCCGCGGCGGCTGTACAGGCAAACCCGGAAGACGTGTGGAACGTCATGGAGACGATCTACCTGCCCCGCGGGCAGGAGAACGAGGAGCAGAGCCGCTTCGTGGCGGTGAACGGCCGGACGTTCATGGTGCCGAAGGGCAAGGACGTGCAGGTCCCGCTGCCGGTGTATGAAGTCCTGATGAACGCGCGGATGGCGGAGGAGGAAGCCTTCCGCCGCGCGCAGGCGGACAACTGACAAGTGAATGCCCATGACGGCAGGAAGCAGAGGAAGGGGCAGAAATGCCCCTTCTTTTGGTAAGGAGGAAAAATGAAAATTCGGGAAGCGATCGAGACGGTCGACCGGTTACTGCCGAACCAGTACGAGACGCCGGATAAGGTCCGGTGGCTGTCGGAGCTGGACGGGATCGTGTATCGGGATATCATCTGTACGCACGAGCACGAAAAGGAACCGGAGCCGTTTACGGGCTATGGGGAGGACGTGGACTTAGAGACACAGCTTCTGATCCCGTGGCCGTATGATGAGATCTACCGCTGGTATCTGGGGATGAAGATCTGCGACGCCAACGGGGAGACGACGAAGTATGCGAACGAGGCGGCGAAGTACAACAGCTACTATCAGGGGTATTTCAATGCCTACAATCAGGCGTACATGCCGAAGCAGTACGCGACACATTTCAAGCTTTAAGGCGGTGAGACTATGAGCGTATATCGAGTAGAGTCGGGCGGCAGGGCCCCGGCTGGGCTTTCGACCGGCGACGAGGTCGTGACCGGCGGCGGCACGTACCGCATCACGGGCGTGAACGCGGACGGCAGCTACCAGTCGCAGCTGGTGAACAAGAACCAGACGACGAGGAACTACGGCGGCAGCTATCAGACCAGGAACAGCCCTTACACCATGTCCGGCGTGTCGGACTACACGAGAAGCAAGCTGAACGGGCTGGAGAGCGGGTACACGCCGTCGGGCAGCGTGCAGGCGGCGCAGGCGTATCTGGAGCAGGTTAAGGCCAGCAAGCCGGGCGCGTATCAGTCGCGATGGGACGATGAGCTGACGAGCCTGTATGACCAGATCCGGAACCGGAAGAAATTCAGCTATGACATGGGGACGGATCCTCTGTACCAGCAGTACCGTGAGCAGTATCAGCGGCTCGGGCGGCTGGCCATGCAGGACACGATGGGGCAGGCGGCGGCACTCACGGGCGGCTATGGCTCAACCTACGGTGAGCAGGTGGGCCAGCAGGCGTACAACGCGTATCTGCAGAACCTCAACGACATCGTGCCGCAGCTGCAGCAGCAGGCATATCAGCGGTATCAGGATGAGGGGACGGACCTTTATAACCAGTACAGTCTCGTGAAGGGTCGGGAAGATACAGACTACGGCCGGTACCGGGATACGGTCAGCGATTATTATTCGGATCTTTCGGATGCGCGGAGCGCGTACAACTCGGAACGGTCGCTGGACCAGAGCCAGTGGGCGACGATGCTCGACTACTGGGCGCAGAAGGCAAACAACGAGAACGCAGCCTACCTGCAGGCGCTGGCGGCGGAGCAGGCCGCGGCGAAGAAATCCGGCGGCGGAGGCGGCGGTGGGAGAAGCAGTTCATCTTCAAAGCTGAGCGACAAGAAGAACAACACGCTTGCAAAAGCGGCGCAGGCGTACCGGGCAAAGAACCCGAATGTATATCTGGACAGCCGGACGCTGGACAACTACCTCAACAGCAAGGGCTACAATGCGCTGGAGTCCAATACGTTCAAGGCGTATCTGGAATACTACGGCGCGACGTATCTACGGCAGCGGTAACGGAGGGAAGCATGGGACGAATCACACTGACAGAGGAACAAAAGCGGATTGCAGAGAGCATCCGCAGCGGACAGGGAGCCAGCACACAGCAGGCTCCCTCCGCCTATCGCGGCGGAAGAATCACGCTGAACCAGAAGCAGATCCAGATCGCGAGCAAGTACGGCCTGCCGAACCCGGACTACGGGAAGAACGCGCAGAGCACGCAGACGACCGTAGACGATCCGCTGCATAAGCAGTATGCAGCGTTTATGGCATACCAGAACGCCGTGCGGGAGGCGGAGCTTGCGCAGATCGAGCCGGGGGCCGCGCTGAAGGGCCGGGCGAGCGGGGAGAAGAAGACGGAGAATGCGGGGGCGGCTATCAGCGGGAAGGTCTCGCAGCAGGAATATAGCCGGTCTTCCGCGATGCAGACGCAGTACGGGACGTACCAGAATTATCTGCGCGGCGTGGAGGCGGCGCAGGGGCTGAAGCTTGGGACACTGGCGCTGCAGGGACAGAGCGCACTGCTGGCCGGCCGGTTTGCGCCGGCCACGCAGCAGGTGCGGGGGGACGTGGATGCGCAGAACCGGCGTGCAAAAGCGGCGCAGACCGTGCAACGGGATCAGGTGCGCGGGATGCGGCGGACGTCGCAGGAGCTGGACAAGCAGATCGAGGCGCTGGAGATCGAACAGGCGGACACGCATTTCTCCGGGACCGGGCTTTCGGAAAATGGGAAGAGCGTGACGCAGCTGCAGAACGAGATCGACGTGCTGAAGGAGCGCAAGGCGCAGGTCGACAGCCAGAGCGTGCTGGCCCGGGCACAGGAGGCGATCGGGAACCTGAGCGAGGAAGACCAGAATCTGCTCCGGCAGTACCGCGGGCAGGAACTGAACGGATATCAGGTGCGGGCGTATGCAAAGTACGACGCGAAGACGGCACTCAACGAAAAAGGCTACAGCGACGACACGCTCAAGCGGCTGGCGGAATGGCAGAAGGTGCTGGACGACTACGACAACGCGCAGAAGCTCGACCAGGCGGCGCAGGAGATGGGAAGCGGATCCTTCGCGGGGAAAGCTGCGGCAACGCTGTTCTCTGCGGCGCTGGCGCCGGGGAAGGCACTGGGCAATGTGGAGTCGCTGCGTGGCGTGCTGCCAAGCTGGGCGGGCGGCTATCAAAATGAGGATATGCCGACGAACATCTACAGCCCGGCGTACAACGCGTCGCGCCTGTCCTCCGGCATTCGGCAGAGCGTGATGCAGAATATGAACCCGACGGGGCAGTTCCTCTATCAGGCGGGCACGTCGGCGCTGGACAGCGCGGTCAACATGGCGGTCTCGACGGGGCTCGTGGGAACCTTTGGCGGCGTGGCCGGTGCGGGGGCGAAGGACGCGGTCGCGGAGACGATGAACTGGGTGATGGGATCGCAGGTCGCGGCGGACTCCGTGTATGAGGGGATCCAGAACGGCAAGTCCAACGCGGACGCGCTGGTCGACGGTATCGTCGAGGGCGCGATCGAGGGCTTCACGGAAAAGTATTCTGTGGGCGATATCATCGAGAACATGTTGAGCGGGAAGGCCGTGTGGAGGAAGGCACTGCGGTCGTTTGCGTCGGAAGGCGCGGAAGAGATCGCGTCCAACTGGTTAAACCGTGCGTACGACGTGGTGGCGAAGCATGACCGGGGTGAGGTCATGACGGCCTACGCAAATTATATCGCAGAGGGCAGGACGCCGGCGCAGGCGCTGGCGGCGATGGTCGGAGACTTCGCAAAAGAAGACAGCCTTTCGTTCCTCGCGGGCGGCCTGTCCGGCCTTGCGATGGCAGGGACTTATGCTGGTGTGAATCGCGTTATTACAGAAGCAAACGTCACGCAGACGGCCAGAGCGGTCATCGAGGCGGGCGAAGTGCAGGACGTTATCGACTATGGCATGGCGCAGGAAGAAGGCACACGGGCGCACCAGCTGGCCGAGGAACTGCAGCAGACCGTGGACGATGGCGGCGAGGTGACGCAGAAGGCCGTGGAGAACACGCTGCGCGAGGTCGCGAAGGAGCAGCAGGCGGCCGTGGACGAAGGGCAGGAGCCGCGCGTGCCGGAGACGCTGACGCGGCTGGAACAGCTGCAAGCCCAAGAGCAGCAGGCACAAGCGAAGGCCGAGGCGGATGAACGGAACTTCCAGATCTTCAAGAGCGCCACGGAAATGGCGCAGGAGAACCAGAGGCTTGCGCAGCAGTACCAGCAGGAGCAGGAGCAGAATCGGGCACAGCAGAGCGTTCAGGCCGTCCAGCAGGCGCAGCGGGCGGCACAGCAGCAGTACGATCAGGACAGCCTGCTTGCGCCCATTCCGGGGACAGAGAATATGGGCGAGCTGGACATGGAGCAGTACGCCCGGCAGCAGACGGCGGGCGCGGAGCAGGAGCTGGACGAAGCAGCCGCGCAGCAGGAAGAACAGTATTTGCAGGAGCAGGCCCGGAGAGCGGGCTATGACGAGCAGACGGCGGCGTATTTCCTGAACGGGAACACGACGGGCATGCCGGCGGAGCAGTATGCGCAGAGCTTCGGACAGGTCTATGAGCAGGGCAGGCTCGGCGCGAGCGAGCAGCGGGCGATGCGCTACGCCGAAGGAATGAATCAGGACGTGGCGGCAGCAGCCTATCGAGCGGGCCTTGCCGCAGGGCAGAAAGGGGTAAACAATGGCAGTATCGAGACTACTGATGAAGGACAAATCGGGCAGGCTGGTCAGCGTGCCGAAGGACAAACTGGAGGCGTTCGCCAAAGCACAGCGCAGCGGCAAAGAGCTGACGCCGGAAGAAAGAGAGCGCAGGGTGCAAGAGATCTCGCAAAAGCTTGGGATGAAGTAACGCTTTCGGATCTCGGTTTCGAAGAGAACAACGCGCAAAAAGTGCGCGTCATGCCGAAGGGGCAGGAGGGAAGAAGCGAGGATATCCAGGCGGCGGAAAAGTTCTTCCGGTCGATGGGCGTGCAGAACGCGCGGTTCTTCACCGGGCAGCTGGCGCAGGAGATCGACGGGCAGACGTTTTATGCGGATGCCGCCGTGACGGAGGACGGCTCCGTGCTCATCCGGGCGGACAGCGAGGAGTATTCTGCGTTCGAGCTGGCAAAACACGAGGGGTATCATCTGCTTGTCAAGCGCTGGCCGGAGATGGCGGCGAAGATCCAGAAGCGGCTGCTGTCTGAGGGCAAGATCACAAAGGCAATGATCGAGAGCTACGTGGACGCATACGCCGGGATCTACGGTGACGATATGGACGCCTACGTCGAGGAGATCATCGCGGATACCTACGCCGGCATGAACCGCACGGACTACGGCACGAACCAGCTGCGCGCGGACGTGAAGATGGAGGTCGGCCAGTGGCAGAAAAAATCCGGCAGCGCGAGAGCACCGCCGGTGAAGATGTCGATTGCACAGGATTTCAAAAGCAGAGTGGCGGCATGGTACAAGTCCGGGATGCCGGAGGACACGTCCTTTGTGCTGGGTGAGACCGGCGCGACGCTGCAAGGGCTGGGGGCAATCGAAAGCGATATTTATATGAACGGCGAGAAGATCAGCACCATTCTGAAGGAGCATTCGGAAATGACGATCCGCGAGATCCAGCGGATCCCGGAGATTCTGGACGATCCGGTTCTGATTCTGAAAAGCAAAAACAATGCGAGAAGCCAGTACGGAAACAGCCGTCTCGTGATGTTCGGTGCGATAAAGGCGCAGGACGGACGGAGCATTATGTGTGTCCTCGATCTGCGGCCAACAGAAAATGGTCTGCTGATTGACGATATGCAGAAGGTATCCAGCGCGTACTCGAAGGACGTGGCACCGGAAAACTTCATAAAGCGGAGTTTCATTCTGTTTGCAGACGAAAAAAGAACCATCCCGCTTCTTCGCGGCATGGGCTTCAAAATGCCCATGTCCCTTCTGCGGAGTGGTTCTATAGGTAGTATATCCTATGAGGGTAAAAGTGTCAACCTGCGCGGAGAAAAATTTTCAGATGTTGTAAGTGTTGGAACTACCGCAGAGACGGCAAAGAGGAAATTCTCTGCCAGCGCGGAGCAGACGCAGGACGAGCAGCAGACGCAGCAGGAGGACGAAAAGAAAAAGGGCCGGTATCGGGATCTGATGGGGGAGAAAGCGGCGCAGTACACCAGGCGGGCGGAAAACTTCCTGCTGGCGAAGATCGCGGGGAGCTTTGGCGTTTCGCCGGAGGCGAAGCGGGAGACGCTGCAGCCGTTCACGGAACAGATCGTGCGGAAGTTTTTGCAGACCGGCGAGCTGGACAATAAGCTGGTGGGCGATTTGGTCGACGCGGCGGTAGAGGTCAGCATGGAGGAAAACCGGTCGTACTATGAGGAGTACAAGGGAGTCCTGAAATTCATCGAGAATCAGAAGATCTCCATTCCGGCGCAGGACAAAGAGGATATCCGATACTGGAATCAGTTCCGGCAGCAGGCGGCGAAGAGCCTGCAAATCAGGGACGACGGAATGCCGGTGCGTGACGTTTACTGGACGCTCCACAAGAAGGCGCCGCAGCTGTTCCCGGCGAGCAACAAAACGGCGGGCGCACAGATCATGCAGATCTACAAGGTCGCCGAAGGAATCCGGAAGACGCGCGAATGGATCGAGGGCTACAAGGGCGTGGACGCGGCAGAGGTCAGCAAGGTAAAGCAGAATGTGTTCGAGGCCAGAGCGACGAATGCGCGGCTGGACTGGGCGAAAAATGACGCGAGGAATGCGGTCAAGGAATTTGCCGCAGATCTGCGGGTCACGCAGCGGTATCTCGACCGGCAGAAGAAGGCGAAGGACCTGCTGGGGCTGGCGATCCCGCAGTCGGCAGGAGAAGCACTGGAACTCAGCAAGGAGGTCAAGAAGCTCCGTGGGCGTGTGCAGTATGTTATGAACAAGAACCTGCTGACGGCGGAAGACCAGAAGATCGTCGGCGCGCTGCTGCGCGGAGATATCAGCGAGGAAGCCGTGCGGAAGATGAAAAACAGCAAGGGCATTCTGGACGTCTATGAGGCGAAAGCGGCGTATGACGCGCGGATGCTGACGCTGCGGGCATGGCGCATGCAGAACAAGCAGCGGATGCTTGACGAGGTGGACGCGGATCTGGACGCGGCGAAGTTTGACCAGTGGGCCGACAAGGGGTCCGGCTGGGGCTACAACACGGAGACACCGGAACGAAACTTCGCGGACGTGATGCGGAAGATCCCGGGCGGCGATGTGCTGGCGAAGGAGTTCAGCAACAAGTACATCTACAAGATCAAGCAGAACGAGAGTGCACGGAAGAACTTCATCCTTGAAATTCAGGAGCGGGTAAAGAAGCTGGATATCAGCGAGAAGGTCATGAGAGGGAACGCAGACTCCGAGGCTTACGCCGTGCAGCTGCTGGGCGAGGCACAGGAGAACGCGGAGATGCTGAAGGGGCAGAACGCGGAGGCGAAGAAGGACGGCAAGACCTATGAAGAATGGCTGGCTGTCATCCAGAAGCTGAAAGCGGATAACCCGAACATGGACTTCGCAAAGATCGACAAGGCGATCACGGAGTTCCATAAGATCTATGATGAGCTGCTCGACATGATAAACCAGGTGCGCGTGCAGTTCGGCTATGACCCGGTCTCCTACCGGCGTGGGTACTTCCCACACTTCACGGAAAATGAGGAGAGCATCCTTGCGCGGTTTGGGCGGGAGCTGGGCTTCACCGGGACGGTCTCACCGCTGCCGACGACGATCAACGGGCTGACGTCCAGATTCCGGCCGGGCATCCGGTATTTCAAGAATGCCAACGAACGGCTGGGCTACGCGACGGCGTACAATGCGATCAAGGGACTTGATCTGTATCTGGATACGGCGAGCGACGTGATCTTCCACACGGAGGATGTGCAGCGCATGCGGGCACTGGAGACGCAGATCCGCTACCGCGCGAGCGACGAAGGCATCCGGCGTCAGATGGACGCGATCAAGGCAAATGACGCGCTTGACCCGGACCAGAAGCAGCAGCTGATCGATGAGCTTTCGAAGAATGGGCGGACGCGAATGTCGCACATGGCGGCATGGCTGACACAGTACACGAATGTGCTGGCCGGGAAACGCACGGATCTTGACAGGAAGCTGGAAGAGATCATCCCGCAGAAAATCTATAACTTCATGCGGAAGGCTCAGCAGCGCGTGGGCGCGAACATGGTCGCGGCGAATATCGGCTCGGCGGTCACAAACTTCATCCCACTGACGCAGGCGTGGGCGCAGACGAGCACAGTCAATATGATGAAGGGCATGTGGTACACGCTGGCGAACTACGTGCAGGCGGACGGGCTGGACCAGCAGTCGGTCTTCATCAACAACCGGAGCGGGTATCACGGACTTTCACAGTCAAGCATGGATAAGGCGTCTGAGATCGCGGGCTGGGTGATGGAGAAGATCGATGGATTTACGACGGGGTCCATCGTCCGGGCACGGGTGATCGAGAACATGCAGCGCGGCATGTCGCAGCAGAGCGCGCTGGAGGAAGCCGACCAGTTCGCGTCCGGCATCATGGCAGACCGCAGCAAGGGCGCGACGCCGCTCATGTACACGGTGCGCAGCCCTATCGTGAAGATGTTCACGCAGTTTCAGCTGGAGGTCAACAACGAATTGAGTTGGATCTTCAAGGACATGCGCCCGCAGGAACGGAAGAAGGGCGTTCTGGCTCTGGTGAAGGCGCTGCTGAAATTCGCAATCGGCGCATGGCTCTATAATGAGGCGGCAGAAGCAATCCTTGGCAGGAGACCGGCGCTGGACCCGCTGGACATGCTGAACGATACGGTCGGCGACGTGTCGGGGTACAAGGTGCCGAACACGTGGCAGGCGATGACCGAGTACGGCGTGAACCCGAAGAACTGGGATTATACGACGGAGAAGAAGACGCCGGAGGAAGTATGGAAGGGCTTTGCGAGCCGCGTGGTCGACGAGCTGCCGAACACGCAGCTGCTGGCAATGACGGGGCTGGACGAGGCGATAGGTCTTGACCTGCAGGGCAACCGCATTGCGGTCATCTCGGCGTTCCCGGATATGGAGAAGGTCAACAAGGCGCTGCTGTCGAGCAAAGAGGACATGGCGACGAAGAAGAAAGCGCAGGTGCTGGTAGACGAGCTTTCGAAGCCGCTGTCGTATGCGGCGCTGCCGATGGGCGGCGGACAGGCACGAAAGAGCCTGCAGGGCATCATGTCCGTGGTGAACGGCGGCAAATACAAGCTCAACAACGAGGGCGAGCAGCAGCTGCAATATCCGACGTACACAGACCGGCCGGGCGATGTGCCGCTGAAGCTGGCGCAGGGCGTGCTGTTCGGCAGAACGGCGACGCAGGAGGCGCAGGACTGGATCGAAAATGGATTCAAGTCTTTGTCCGTCAAGGAGACGAAAGCCTATCAGGCAATCACAGAGGGCGGCGAGGACCAGCGGGAGACCTACACGTTCGTGCAGGCGATCAAGAACGTCGAGAAGGAATACGACAAGAAGATGCTGCTCAAGAGCTACAGCATCAGCGACACGGCAAAGACGGCGTATTTCTATCAGGTGTTCGCCAACGAGGACCAGCAGAAGGAGATGGACAAGCTCGACGAGCAGGGCAAGATCGACTTCATGAAGAAGTACCTCGCGGAGGCCGAGGACAACCACAACCGGGACGAGCTGCGCGACGCGGCAATCGCCGGGACCGTGACGCGGGAGAAGGCAATCCAGCGGATGGTTGCCAACGACTGGGCCGAGGATGAGAACGATGCGTACTGGACATACCGGGAGTGGATCCGGAAGGAAGACGACAAGGACTACAAGATGTACGACGATTTCCTGAACGCGATCGAGGCGGGCGGAGACGTCAAGGAGGCAGCGAAGGAATACCTCGAGCACGGAAAGGAAGCGAAGGATCTCAGCAGACAGATCACGACGGCGTACAAGGAGCAGTACCTTGCCGCGACGCCGGAGGAGCGGAGAAAGCTCAAGCAGAAGCTGCTTGAGATCTATGCGGCGCTGGGCTTCAACCGGAAGGAGAAATCCAAGGATATCGACAAATGGGTGAAGGATGCCGCAAAGGAGAAGAAGGACAAGTAAAACAAGAAGGCCGGGGCGGATGCCCCGGCCTTCGGTTTTGGAGTTACTGCGCTTTTTCCAGCTCCGCGAGGCGCTGGCTGTGCAGGTGGACGACAGATTTGAGGAAGGAGACCTCTTCTTCGAGTTCTTCGACGCGGCTCTTCGGTGCGAGCGTCTCACGGAGGGCCTGCTGGCCTTCGATCAGGAGGTCCAGCTTTTTCATGACGCTGCTCTCGATGATGACGCGGGTGTTGGCTGCGGACTGCTTGAGCATATCGTCTTTGGCCTGGTCGATCATGGATTGGATTTTCTCAATATCTTTTTCGTCGAGCATGGGGAAGCCTCCTTGTATTTGATGGAACCAGTATAGCACCGGCGGGAGGGAATGGCAAGCGGAAGTTGCGCTGTGCGTGGGGTGAATCCGGCGCGGGGGTCTGCTACACTGGATGAAAAGGAGGGATGCGGTATGGCGACGCCAATTCCGGGGGCTTATCCGAGCCCGAGGATCGACAAAGGGGTACTGCGATGGTACGAGGGAGACACATTCTCGATCGTGCTGCGGTTCGATCTGAAGGACCAGGACGGCGAGGCCGTCACGATCGGGACGACGGACAGCATGGCGGTCGTGTTTCTGGACGATACGCGGCAGACCGTCCACACGTTCAGCTTTGCGAAGGTGGAGAATGACCAGGTCACGCTGAACTTCGACGCGACGGTCACGGCAAAATTCACGAAGGGAAAGTACACCTACGATATCCGGTACACGCACGGCGACAAGACGACGCTGGCGAGCGGGAACCGGGCGTTCGTGGAGTAAGGAGCAGGTATGAGGGTAGAAATTCCGAATCAGATCACGGTGACGATCGGCGGGCTGATCTCCCGCGGGGTAAAGGCCGTGGAGGTTACGGACGCGGGGAGGCTGATTTTCACGCTGACGGACGGCAGCGTGATAGACCTCGGCTCGGTCATGGGCCCGCAGGGGCCAAAGGGCGAGACGGGACCGGCGGGGCCGCAGGGGCAGACGGGGCCGCAGGGCGCAAAGGGCGACACCGGCGCGGCAGGCGCGAGCATCACGTCGATCACGAAGAAATCGCAGAGCGGGACGACGGCGACGTACACGATCGCGCTTTCGGACGGGAAGACATTTGACTTTAACGTCGAGACCGTCAAGGGTGAGAAGGGAGACACCGGCGCGAAGGGTGACACCGGCGCGCAGGGCCCGAAGGGAGAAACCGGCTCGCAGGGGCCAAAGGGCGAGACAGGCCCGCAGGGCGAGCAGGGGCCGAAGGGAGACACCGGCGCGACCGGCGCGCAGGGCCCGAAGGGCGCGACCGGCGACACTGGCCCGAAGGGGGAACCCGGCGAAAAGGGAGAGAAAGGCGAGAAGGGCGACACGGGCGCGACTGGACCGCAGGGAGAAACCGGCCCGCAGGGGAAGACCGGTCCGCAGGGCCCGGCAGGCCCAACCGGCCCGAAGGGAGACACGGGAACGGGATTTACCGTCAAGGGCTATTACGGCTCGGTCTCCGCACTGCAGGCGTCGGTCAAGAATCCAGAGGTCGGCGACGCCTACGGCGTGGGCGCGGCTGCACCGTATGACATTTACATCTACGACGGCGTGACGAAGGCGTGGGTCAACAACGGACCGCTGCAGGGCGCAAAGGGCGACAAGGGAGATCCGGGCGAACAGGGGCCGAAGGGCGAACCGGGCGACACCGGCCCGGCGGGCGCCGACGGCGTGACGCCGACGATCGGCACGAATGGAAACTGGTATCTGGGCGAGACCGACACCGGGAAGCCGTCGCGCGGCGAGAAAGGCGATAAGGGCGACAAAGGCAATCCCGGCGCAAAGGGCGAACCGGGCGAGACTGGACCGCAAGGACCTACGGGTCCGCAGGGTGAGACGGGACCACAGGGGCCAACAGGCCCGCAGGGCGAGACTGGGCCGCAAGGACCGACCGGCCCGCAGGGACCCACGGGTGCGACGCCAGTCAAGGGTACGGATTACTTCACAGATGCGGACCAGAAAGAGATCTCGGCTGCGGCTGCGAAGCTGGTGACACCTGCGGGGATCGGAGCGCTGCCGCTTGCGGGTGGAACAATGACGGAGAACAATGAAGGAATCAATCTGAACGGTGGGCCTCTGATCAATCCGGGGAAAATCGTGTTCGCGAATAACGTTGACGCACCGCCCATGGGGATTGTGCCAGAGTATGACGCGGCGGCGCAGATCGTCGGCCTGAAATTCAGCAGCGACGGAGACCTCCCGTGGGTTGCGCTGAATGGGATCTATACCCCGGCGGAAGACGAAATCCCTGAAAACGGTGAGTATGCGGTTTCTGTTTCGAGGATGGTCGCCTTCATAAACAATAAATTTGACGATGGATTTGAGAGTGGGTCTGTTGTCCAGGTTGAGACAACTACCGACGGCGGGATCGCGCTGACGTTCAGCCCTGCGGGGAAATGGAGCGACAAGCAGAACAAGATCACCGCCGCTGGCATCCTCAAGGGCGACGGCGCGGGAGGCGTCAGCGACGCGGTTCCCGGCACGGACTATCTAACGGAAGCGCCCGTGACGAGCGTGAACGGGAAAACCGGAGCTGTCAAGGTTCGCGAAGTGCCGTCTGTCACGGCTTCTGACAACGGCAAATTTCTGCGTGTGGTCAATGGAACATGGAGCGCGGAAACAATTCCTAGCGCGAATGGAGGTAGCTTCTGATGGCTGAATATCTGACAAACACGGCTGACCTGACGGCGGTCGCCGACGCAATCCGCACAAAGGGCGGGACGTCTGCGCAGCTGGTGTATCCGGCGGGCTTCGTGTCGGCCATTCAGGCAATCCAGACTGGTGTCCCGCTGCAGATTGTCGTCACGACCAGCGCGGGCGCAACAGTTACAGCTACAAAGGGCAGCAAGACGGTTTCTGGGACGGCGGATGCGAGTGGAAACTGCACGTTGATAGTCGACGAGGTTGGAACATGGACGGTAACAGCAGCGACAGCAAGCACAACAAAGACGGCAGATGTTGTGGTTGGGACAGCTAATGTCGATTTGGTCATGATCGACCCCGTGTTCGGAAATAACAGCTGGGCTGCAATTATTAAGGCCTGTCAAGAGAAACAAGTTCCCAACACATGGAACGTCGGGGACAGCTGTATGATGGCGTTCGGGAAGAAAAACTATCAGATCGACATCATCGGCAAGAACCACGACGATTATGCCGACGGCTCGGGTAAGGCTCCGCTGACGTTCCAGATGCACACGACCTACGCGACGCAGTACAAGATGAACGGCGCAGAGTATAACAACTGCGGCTGGAAGAACTGCCTGGTGCGGACGTCCAACGCGTTCCCGGCGCTGAAGAAGGTGATGCCGGCGGAGGTCGTGGCTGCGCTGAAGGCCGTGACAAAGAAGACCACGGCAGGCGGCGCGAGCTCGGCCATCGACACGACGGAGGACACGCTGTTCCTGCTGTCGGAGATCGAGGTCCAGGGCACGCGGACGCATTCCTATGCGGGTGAGGGCACGCAGTACGCGTATTACCAGACGGCGGCCAACCGGAAGAAAAACAGCGCGTGGTATCTGCGCTCGCCGAGGATCAGCAGCACCAGCTGCTTCTGCAGAACGGGATGGAGCGGCGAAGCGGACTGGAGCGTCGCGTCCGAGGTGGACGGCATCGCGGCGGCATGGTGCTTCTGAGCGGAGCGTAAAAAAAACCGCCCTTCCGGGCGGCGGAGATAGACAAAATTTGCAGCGCATGATATGATGGATACGCCCCATTCGTGGGGCGGGCGCTGCTGCATACGGCGGTCAGTCACTTCCCTGTAAAGGGGGTGATGCTGATGGGGAGCAGACCATGGGCGGAAGCCCTTCGGTTCCTGCTGCGAGTCGCAATGGTAATACTTATCATGCTGCTTTTCTCCCAGAAAGTTTGTTGACCGCCCGGAGGCACCCGAGCGGTCAATGACAGCTTCTTGACTTGACTGTTCCGGACTGACCGCCGCAGCAGCGTCCTTATATCTCCATTATACCGCCCCGCTGTTAATTGTCAAGCAGCGGGGCGGCTTTTTTACGCCCCGGGAAAGGAGCATAACGGATGGACCTGCAGGATCTGAACGTTGCCGTCGCGGAGATCCGCGGCAATGTCGACCGGAACACCGGCCGGATCAAGGATCTCGAGAAGAAGAACGACGCTGTGACCAAGCTGGCCGAGGCCGTCGCCGTCATGGCCGAGCACATGAAGACGCTCGACGACAAGATCGACGGCATGCAGACGAGCGTCAACAGCCTCACCGCCCGTCCGGGCAAGAACTGGGACGCGCTGGTCAAGATCGTTTTGACCGCGCTCGTCACCGGCGTCATCGGCTGGGTGCTGGGCAAAATTCTGTAACACACGCCGCGAGGCGCGAAATTTGAAAGGAGAAAAATACTTATGAACGCAAAATGGTGGAAAGCCGCGGGCATCCGCGCACTGAAAACGGTATGCCAGACGGCCGTCGCAACTATCGGCACGAGCGCGATCCTGTCCGAAGTGAACTGGATCGCCGTCGCCTCGGCCTCGGCGCTGGCGGGCATCCTGTCTTTGCTTACGAGCGTCGCGGGCCTGCCGGAGGTCAAGGAAGAATGAAGACGATGCCGCCGCAGATCGTAGACAATTTCACAAGCGTCAACATCTACCGGGGCGGCAATAAGCCGCAGTATCTGGTCATCCACTTCTTCGGGGCCCTCTCCAGCGCCTATGGCGCGTCGGAGTGGTTCAAGGCCCCGGAGGCGCAGGCGTCCGCGCACTACTGCGTGGATGAGAAGGACGTCATCTACCACTGCGTGCCGGATACCGACATGGCGTGGCACTGCGGGGCCGTGGGCGGCCTGCACTACCGGCATCCGAAGTGCCGCAACTGCAACTCCATCGGCATTGAGCTGCGCCCGCAGAAGCTCGACAGCAGCCGCCTGAACGCGAACGACAAGGACTGGTACTTCGACCGCCGCGTCATCGAAAACGCCGTATGGCTCACCGCAAAGCTCATGCGGCAGTACAACATTCCGCTGGAGAACGTCATCCGCCACTATGACGTCACCGGAAAGATCTGCCCGGCCCCGTTTGTCGGACCGGCGCATAACATCTACTACGGCACCTCCGGCGACCGCCAGTGGCAGGAATTCAAGGCAAGACTGCAGGAGGAAACAGCCATGAGATACGAAAAGCTGCGGGACGTCGACAACCAGACGTACCGCCAGACGCTGGAAAAGCTGGTCAGCAAGGGCCTGCTTAAAGGAAAGGGCGGCACGGGCGAAGACCTGACGCTCGATCTGAGCGAGGACAACGTCCGCATGCTCGTCATCCTGGACCGCACCGGCGTCTTTGACCGCTGACCCGCCCGGGCGGCGGGCCGAAGGGAGTGACGAAAGCATAACTGCGCGGCTGGCTCTGCCGAAGGAGCTGGAACACCTCACGCGCAGCGACTGGGAGCGCGTCACTGACGAGGGCATACTGGATCAGATCGATCAGCAGATCGTGAAGCTTTATATCGTGGGCAGGCTCCCGCAGATGGACGCCGCCGCCGAGATCGGCGTCGACCGCAAAACCATCTCCCGCCGCCTGCCGCACATCTACAATATCGCCCGCCGTCTGGCAGGGAAAACAGACAAAGAGAAAGCGCCATGAGCAACGGCTCATGGCGCTTTTTCTATGCCCGCATGTCCCACAAATGGTACACAGATGGTACACAAATGCCCCCCAGCGGGGACGGGGAAACGCTAGAATGGTAGCAGAAAGGGGCGATACCGCATGGCGTACAACCCGTACACGGGCCGCTGGGAGATGGACGGCGCGCAGCAGATCCAGCTGCAGCCCATGCCGCGGCCGCAGGGCCCGCAGCTGCCGCCGCAGCCGCCGAAGCTCGGCGTGCTGACCGTGGCCAGCGAGGCCAGCATTAATAACCTGCAGATGCAGCCGAACGACAACGCGCTCGCGCTGCACGAGACCGAGAACCTGCTGTACTACATCCGCACGGACAGCATGGCGGCCAAGACCATCGCGCGGTTCCGGATCTTCCCGGAGCCGACAGAAGAGGAAAAGGCGGCGAACCAGCTGCAGGAGCAGCTGAAACAGATCACGGCCGGCCTGCAGAGCATGGCCGGGAAAATCGAAGAACTGGAGGGAAAGCTCAATGCAAAATCCGATTATGGCCCTGATGGGCGGAAACGGCGGGGGAAACAAGCTGCTGAACGGTCTGCTGCAGACAGCGAAGACGACGCTGCAGGGGCAGAGCCCGCAGATGGTGCTTAGCTTCCTGGCCTCGCAGCCAGGCTTTGAGGCGTGGTTCGAGGCAAACAAAAACAAGACGGTCGGCGAGCTCGTCGGCCAGATCGGCAAGTGATACCGCGCGAAAGCGCCTATCAAATTTCATTCCACCCAGAAAGGAGGGAAAACCATGGATAAGGATTATGGCTTCGGCGGATGGGGCATTGTCATCCTGATCGCGCTGTTCTTCCTGCTCTTCGCGGGCAGAGGCTTCGGCGGCAGCGGCGAGAGCTCCCCGGCGACCCAGGCCGACGTGCAGCGCGCGACGGACTTTGCAGCCCTCGAGCGCCAGAACAACGAGGGTGTCGCGGCAACGCGCCAGAGCGCATACGACGTCACCAGCGCCGTCAAGGACAACGCCTACAACATCCTCGGCGAGCTGCGCGATTTGCAGTCCGTCACGGAGAGCGGCATCTCTGTGCAGCAGAAGTGCTGCTGCGACATTCTCCGCGCGATCGACGGCGTCAACTACAACGCCAGCATCAACGCGTGCGAGATCAAGACGGCCATCCACGCCGAGGGCGAGGCGACCCGGACGCTCCTGCAGCAGCAGGAGAACCAGCGCCTGCGCGACGAACTCGCACAGAGCCGCGCCGCGAACAACGACTACATGCAGTCGCAGTACATCCTCGGCCAGCTGGGCCGGTACTACCAGAACCCGCCCTGCAATCCGTGCGGCTGCGGCGGCTGACGCGGACCCATCCTGATATAGCTATCCGGGGCATAATGCCCCTTCACATAAGCCCAAACGGAAGGAGTAATGAAAATGGCTTGTAATAACGGCAATGGAAATCGGGCGTATCAAAAATCATGCGTCCGATATTTTAATAACGCGCCCCAACTGCTCGCGGCAGACAGCGAAAACGTGCTGACACTGGCCGGGGCAAAGGTCGTCAATTCCGGTTCGTCCATCCAGGTCGAGCCGCAGAGCTACGACACGGTCAAGATCGGCCTGTATCATCTGGCCGCAGATGCGGTCATCGCGGCGACGGCAGCGGGCGTCCTGACCCTGCAGTGGTACATGGACGGCGTCGCGCTGCCCTGCACGCTCAAGCGCGTCACGCTGCCGGCATCCGGCAATGCGGAGATCCACACGGAGACGGATCTGGAGCTGTCCGGGTGCTGCTGCTGCGTCAATCATACATTCACGCTCGTGGCGACGACCGACAGCACGGCCGCAGGCTCCGTGATCGAGCTTTGCACGGGGCTGCTCAAGCTCGCATGAGGTGCTATCATGCAGGCGTATAAAGACAAACTCCACGCCGCGCTGCGGGAGATCGCGGAGTGCCCGGTGTCCATGCGTACGGTCGAGCAGGCCGCAGCAGTCACAGATCTGCTGTGCCGGCTGGATAAGCTCGAGGACCACGACGAGCCGGAGACGGCCACATTTGATCGCGAAACGGCGATGCAGTGGGCAGCCAACATGCAAAACGCCGACGGCACGACCGGCCCGCACTGGACGATGGAACAGACAACGGCCGTTGCCGAGAGCATGGGCATTCAGGCACTAGTGGTCCCGCGCTGGGCGTGGGGCGTAACCATGAACATGATGTACTCGGACTACTACCCCGTCGCCGTAGAGTTTGGCCTCAACCGCCCGGAGTTCTACGCCGCGCTGGCAAAGGCGTTTTTGCTCGACAAGGACGGCCCGGGGCCGGAACAAAAGCTCATGGCGTATTATGAGCATATCGCAAAATAAAGAAATCCCTCCTGTCACCAGGAGGGATTTCCGCTTGCTATAGAATCTATATTTAGATGGGATTCATTCATGCGTACCAAATAAATGTATAACCATCAATCCGCGAGGGGGTAGAGGGTGACGTGCATGTCGCTGCCGGATTTGGTGTAGGATTTGGTCTGTTTATGGTAGAGGACCTTCTGCAGGACAGTTTTCAGGAGGGCGTTTTTCTCCTGCGGGGATGCGGCGAGCGGGTAGGTCTCGAGGACGCGGCGGACAGCGGGGGCCAGACGGGCGCGGGCCTGTCTGGCACGGGCCAGCTCATGGATCGTGGTCTGGCTTGCCTCGATGCGGTCGACGATGACCTGCTTGTCAGCGGCGAGTGCCTGCGAGCGCTGGAGGAAGATCTCCGGCGTATAGATGCCGGTCTCGACCAGCTCATACGCGCGGGCCTCCTGCGCCTCCAGCTTGGCAAGCTGCTTGCGGTCGGCGACTATCGAGGACTCGAGCGCGGTGCGCATGGGCGTGTCATCTGGCGCAGCGGCCTCACCGAGCTCCAGCTCGCGCAGCCAGCCACGCAGAGCATCCAGCACGGCGTCCTCCACATCATCATACCACGCGCTGACGGTCGTGCAGCCGTAGGAGGGACAAAGGAGCGTATCGCGGCGGTTGCCGGACGACGGACGGCGCACCATCACGCGGCCGCACTGGTCGCAGCGGACGAGCCCGGCGAGGCTCGTCACGGTTCCCCATGCGCCCTTGCCGCGCGGGCTGGCGCTGGAATAGCTCAGAGCGACGGCCTTGTCGTACTGCTCCTGCGAGATCAGGCCGTCGTGCAGCCCTTTATAAAGCTTCAGGTCCTCCTGCCGGGTGCGGGGACGGCTGACGACGACAGCGCCGTCGACAATGCGCTTCGTCTCCGGTCGGCCACCGGATTTGATCCAGCCCGCATTTGCCGGATTGCGCAGGATATCCAGCACAGAGTCCGCGCGCCAGAGGCTGCCGGAGTTGGTCGGGACGCCGAGGGAATTCAGCCGCGTGGAGATCGCTTTCGCGCCGATGCGCGCGCAGCCCTCGCCTGTGTACCAGTTGTAGATCTGCTGCAGGACGGGTGCCTGCTCCGGGTGCGGGACGAGTTTGTAGCCCTTGTCATTCGGCAGCTTCTCACGCGACCAGCCGAAGGGCGTCTTGCCGGAGATCCATTTGCCCTCTCGCAAGGACGCCTCCTTCCCGCGAGACAGGCGGCGCTTGATGGTGTTGTACTCGCGCCGGGACATAAAAAGGCCGAATTCGAAGTACTCCTCATCCATCTCATTGTTTGGATCATAGATCTTGTTCGGCGTGATGATCTTCGTGTTGGAATACTTGAAGGTCTGGGCAATAATGCCCTGGTCGATGGTGTCGCCGCGCGCCAGACGCTCGACCTCCATGACGATGACGCCCGCATAGTTGCCGGTCTCGACGAGCTGCAGGACCTTCTGCACCTCCGGCCGGACGGCAATGGAGTCACCGGTCACGACCTCCTCGCAGATCTCCACGACGTTCAGCCCGCGGCTTTCGGACAGCGACAAAAGCGCGGCCCGGTGCCGCTTGAGCGTGTCGGTCTGGCCGAGGGCTTCGGCCTCCATGTCCTTCCGGGACTTGCGCAGGTAAATGATGTACTGCGCGAGCGGGTCGGCGATTTTCCAGGTAGATGTAAATTTCATAAGCAGATTCTCGCCACAAGGGCAAAAGGTTATACGGATACCGCTCCGGCGCTGGGCCGGGGCGGTTTGATTTATGCGCGGAACCAGCCGATCGATGGGCTGAGCACGTCGGCCACAAGCGCAAGGGCACACAGCAAAAGAATACCCAAGAGGATGAGCGTCACAAGCCGGTGCATGCGCAGGGACTTCTGATGCTGAGCAAGCTGCGCACGAAGGGCCGCGTTCTCGGCGAGGAGTTTTTCAGAATCGGAAGGCTCGGCAGGCTCGGAAGGCGGGACGCCGAAATGCTCATCCATTGATACGCCGAGGGATGCGCAAATCGGGCCGACGGTATCAATGTACGGCTTCGTAGTCTCGCCGCGCAGGAATTGGCTGACGGCATTGACGGATACGCCGGATTCGTCAGCGATATCCTGATTCGTCTTATGCGGCTGCATGGTGTCCTTTGCTTCGCGGCATGTTTCCCACAATTTTTCTGACAAAAACCATCCCTCCATATATAAAAACCACACCTGTGGCAGTAAGATTTCAGAAAAACCTACGCTGAAAACCAAACCGACAGGTTTACAAACCCAACCGGCGTATGCCATGCTTCAAATACAGACGGCTCCCGGTCGTTTGCGCGAAACCAAAGCCCGCGCCGTTGTTCGGCCAGCGGCGCGGGCGACGCCTACCTATATCTTACAACTTTTGGGAGGCACGAACAAGAGGCAAAGATTAACAAAAAATGAACGCGGTTTTTGTGGAGAAATGGAGACGGAGATGGAAAAGACGATGGAACGGATTGAAAACATTTTAGAGCGGGCCACACTGGATCAGCTGAAAATCATCCTGCGATTCCTGCGGAACATCATAAAATAAGCGCCGGAACGGGAAACCGTTCCGGC